CAGGAATACGCATGGGTTTGTCGTACCGTAGTCCAGGGCGATTGTCCGCCGGCTCAGGTATTCAAGCCCCTTCGGCCTGGTATTGTCATTGTATATGTTTGCATCCGTGAACATGGTGTAAATGAGTCCTTCGGCAACCGCCCAAAGTCCCTTGATATATCGCAAAAAAAAGACACCCGAGTACATACTCCGATATCTTGCTTTGATTGCTTCGCTTAGCGACAGATTATCCTCCATCGTAAAGTGCAGATATAAATATTTCTTCTCCTGGTTCTTGTCAATCCACTTAACCTTAAACCAATGCATCGGGCCTGCCGGATTGCAGTTAAACCAGAATTTTGATCCATCAACGGAACAACGGCCGGTTGCCTGGTTAACAAATGATTCCGGCATCAGAGCCACTTCATCAAAAAAAGCCCCCGCTGCTGTGATACCTTGTACCAACTCCTGGGAACCTTCGTCCTTGCCGCCAAATATATAAAAGTAATTCGTTTTGCCCTTTCTTGACACTTCAAGCATGTTTGGCGTTTCACCGGATATATGGTGGTGTATCCAGTATCCCCGGCTCCGCAGCATCGTCTTGAGATTGGTCAGGACATTCCGCTGGAAGGAACTGATGGTTTTTCCTGCCATAATAAAATTCTGGCCATTAAACCGATGCATGGCCCACATAACGTAGCTTAAGGACATCGATACCGTCTTGCCGGACCGGATCGCGCCATCTGCTATAATTCCATCCGCATCCTTTACCGGCGAATCATCCGCCCACCAGTTGAACACCATGCGCTGCTTCTTTGAAAAGGGTTTGAATTTAAATGTCGGTCGTTTCAGTTTCATCTTCCGGCCCATATATGTAATCACCCCAATCTTCTGCCGCTGCCCCCTTCAGAGCTTCCATAAATCCATCGTCTTCTTGTTCTTCCTCATCACCGACACCCATCTTAACCTTTGTGGCACTCATACGAAGCTGCTGCTCTTCCTGATCAGTGTCGGTCTTGTCTGTCTGGCCGGAATACCTGGCAATGGCTTCATAGGCTTTTACATTTCCGGAAAGAGCCTCGCGGATCATGGCCGCGTTAACCGCTGCTTCCAGTGTGCTGTCAAGCCCCAAAGCCTCAAGTACCGGTGTCCACTCCGGACTATCTATTTCAGCAGTGAGGAGGGCATTAAGGGTCTTCTTGAAATCGGCTTTTTTCCGCCTGACCTCGCCCGACTTTTTTCCACCCTTTTTTCCAAGTTCTCTTGCTTCCCTCTCGCTTCGTTTGTCAAAAGGAATCAGATTCCGTTCATTTGCCACACCACCTCACCTTCCTTTATCTGGGTAAATTTGTGTACAAAAATAGACAGACTATGCTGCCTAAAAATAATAAAAATATATAAATAATGCTTGACTTCCACGTTGTAACGTGGTATAATTAAACCATAGAAAGGAGGTGAACAAAGTGAGTATACTGGATTACATAGTAAAAGTCCTTCAAATAATCGCCTACAGTGGAATGGCACTCTACTGGATAAGACGAAATTTGAAGGACAAAGACCTTGAGTAGGGTCTGGGGCGAAAGCCCCTCCCTACTATCAGTATACTCCAAAATACTATGAAAAACAATACCAAAATCATGTATGCGGTATGTCTGGTTGCTTGCTTAATGGGATTATTCAGTGTCGATTACAGCAACATATCCGGTTTGGATATAGCTGTTTTGGCCTCGGCAACTATTGCCATTGTTGCAATCATTGTCAACGTGATCATCAACCGCAAGAAAGGAACCCAATGAATCTAAAGCAGATACGAACAGGCAAGAAGCTTACCGTCAGGGCCTTATCCGAACTGGCCGATGTTCCGGTTCGCACCATCGAAGACATTGAACGTTTTAACCGGTGCAAGGTCGACACCGCTATTAAACTAGCAGATGCACTTGAGGTTACCCTGGATGAGCTATGCCGAGACAAAACTGAATAGCTACTGGTAAAGGTAGTGGATTTTATCTGCTGCCTTTTGCTACGTCACCACCACCTTTCATTTGTTTCGTTTTGGGTACAGGAAAGGACGCCCAGTTTCCCGGGAGTCCTTCCGTTTACTGCTTATTTTGCTCTTCAATAAACGCCGTCATCATCTTTCTGATCTGCGACGCCTGGCTTACTCCGGCCTTTTCGCAGGCGGCTTCAAACTGTTCTACCAATTCACGTTTAAGCTTGAATCCTTTCGTCATATAACCGGCTTTCTTCTGGTACTTCTCGCTTGCAATCGTCTGCGGATTCGGCTTACCCTTTACCATTTCTTTTCCTCCACATCTGAAACAATCCTATAGCAAGCTTCGCAACTGCTATAGATATGAAAAAGATACCCAGGAACCTTAATGCCTCTGCCATATTGATTTTATACAGATGAGTGTGTTATAATTGTCTTAAGAGAAGGGCTTTCGCCCCTCTCCGCTACTCAAGTAGCTTTGAAATAATCAGTAGGACGATTCCTACGATTAAGTCCGTTAGCACTCCGACCAACCAAGTCTTGAGTTTGCTATCGGGCTTTTTCTTTCGGCTTCTGCCTCTCATCTGTATCTCACCTCCTTATGTATCTATTATATCATAGGGTTAACCCTATGTCAATAGTTTTTCACAAGAAAGTTAATTATTATTTCCAAAAAGGCACTTAGCGCGGTGCAACAAGTGCCTTTCAAAGAGAATGCCTGAACCAAGTCAGGCACCAGGCTGTGACACCCGGCAGCCGTGGGTGTTATTCAGCACTTTATACAAGGCCGAAAAAAGGGCTTTTTCCGTAAAATTATTTGGAGGGCGAAGCACACCCATTTATTTTGCCGCTTGACTATTTCTACGAAATCGGCATCAAACAAAGCTCTGAATAACACGTGGGAGGAGTTCAAGTAATATAAAAGGCACCCAGGATTATCTGGATGCCTTTGAAGGTTCTTGTAGGATTAGCCTTATCTCGCAATTAAGATAAACTGCTATTTGTTCTATTTTGTCATAGGACAGGTTCACCTTGCCCGAAAAGAATCGGCTCAATTGGCTTTCGTTGATGCCTGTATCCTTTGCTAATTGATATCGTGATATGCCCTTGTCCTTGAGTATACGGTCAATCTGCTCTTGTATACTCATAATCTAAATCCGTAATGATCTTGTGTCCAGCGTTGAAGCCCTCCACATAATCATTGAAATCTACCGTCTTGTCGTTCTTGAAGTAATCATCAATCAAATCTTTAATCATTTGGGTCGCTTCTCCCATATCTTCGCCTTGGGATGTTAATCCCAATTCCGGGCAGACCACCGTGTAGCCACCTTCCAACTGTGGATAGAAGATCGTTGTTAAGTTTATCTTGCTCATTTTTCTTCTCCTTTCTATATCCTGTGGCCCGGTCATCTTCCGAGCCACACTTCTAATTCTTTTCTGCTTAATCCGGCTTGTCTTAGCATGCTTGATAGTGTACCGATTTTAATATCCTTTGCGTGGATGGGAACCGGAACTTGCCGATTTCCTTTTTTATACATTGCATGACTGGTGCCGTTCTGTCTTTCGAACCGGAAACCATTGTCTTCCAAGAAGTTTATTAATTCTCTTGGTTTAAGTGCTAATCCCATATATCTGTCCTCCTTATAGTAATATTATATACTATACTGTACTATTTGTCAAGTATTATTTTATAAAAAGACACCTGCGTGCGATGCAGCAAGTGCCTTTCAAAAAGGAGAACGTCAACCAATTTTATCGAATTACCTGCATACACTATATCACAGGTCCAATATGACATACTATGACATGTTTAAATTTTTTAGCGCTCTGCTGTGCATCCGCATTGTATGTCGCCAGGTAATTCCCATCACCACGGCTACTTCCTCCCACGATAAATTCAATATGTAGCGAAGCCTCAATACCTCCTGCTCGTTGTCGTTATCCATGGCCTTAATCCTATCTTCAATATCCTGATAAATCTTGATCTTCTCCAACCGTTCGGCTTTCAGCTTCTCAATCTGCGTTTCCACTCGCACTATGTAATCCGACAAATCACTGACTTTCGTCCCATGCGGCATATCATCGCTGACAACGCTGGGAAACATCTCGTCCATCCGCAACCGCTGTATCTCATCCAGGATTCGCTTTTCCCGGCGCTTTGCCCTGCCGTAGGATTTCAAGTATTCTTTTTTCTGTTCATTCTCTTCCCACAACTCCACCGGTTACCCCTCCTTCATCCGCGGCTTGTAAGTCCGTTTACTCTGCAAGAATTCCTCTTCTTTCCGCTGCCACCCCAGCAGCTGACGCATCTTGTTCAACGTGTTCTTATGGTTCTGCTCATCAAAGAACTTAATAACCAATTCGTTGCGCATGACAATGTCCTTGTTCTTCCTGCGGTTCCGGCGACTGTGCTGGAGCCTGGTCGCCACCATGTTTCGCTCGGCCTTGTTTTCCGCAAACTCCATCTCGTGTATCAGGTCCTGGAGACGCTTGTCCTCTTCGTTTACCGCGCCGTAGGCCGCCTGATATTCACGGCTGCATGAATCCACAAAGTTCAGGAATTCCTGCAACTGTTCTGCTGGGCTTTTAACCTGTCCCACCGGCATCCCTCCTTCGATTTTTAAAAACATTCCAGATAAAGCTTTAGTGTTGGCTAATTGGATTATCGTCACTGTAATAGCCTATAAAGTTGATCGTTGCCCATCTTGCAGTCGGCACAGATAACATCCAGTATACTTATTTTTTAGGTTTTACATATAAATCATGTGCGCCATTGAGCAGCTGCTCCTCTTCATCGCCAAACGTCCATCCGTATGGCTTTAGAATTTCATAAGCGGCAGCAATTGTCTTTCCTGTCTCCGGCCTAAAATATCCCTGCCAATCATAGATATCACCAATAGTTTCGATCGAATAATGCATTACTACCAGCATGGAGTGAGTGAAGCTTAGACCATCAACCTGGGCCTGTGATTGTTCTCTTTCTTCGGCAGAGCATTTATAATCTTCTTTGCCAGTAAAGAAACTCCTCATACTCGACGGATAAAGACCGGTATGAATGTTAAACAGCATGTTCCATATCTTTTCCTGTACTTGATGTTCATCCTTTAAAGCTTCGATCTTTCCGGAAAGGATATTCTGAATGAATTCCTTGCGGACAGCCGACATTTCCTTTAGCTTGACCTTAATCTGTTTCATATCCCGGTCTTTCTGTTTGCGTCGGGCCTCTTCCGGTGTGTCGGAATTCTTTCCCTTTTTTACCCGCTTGATCAAGCGGACCGAACGGTAATATGGCAGATAAAAAACCGGATCCGTTTCATTCAGGCTAATCTTCTTCGGCACCTCTTTGTCCAGATCGATCTCTTTAATCACCAACCACTTACCGGACCACTGTTCATTCTCCGCACCCTTCGGAGCCTTTTCAACGCCAAGCGGTTTTAGCATCTTTTCGATCTGCTTGATTTTTTTATTTTTCTTCTCTTCTGCCGTCGCATATAACGCTTTCGTAGCAATGTCTCTGGAGCTATGGGCTTCTTTCAGGATCTTATTCCGCGTCTTAATATTCTCCACCTGCTCAAGGGTATACAGATCTTTCAGAGACAACTGAAAACCATCATCCTGTTCTTTCTTCTGTAAAGTCTCCTGATCCAGCTGTGCAATATTCAGCCGGTGCCGGATAGTCGTCTTACTGAATCCGGTCTTATCAGCAATGGTCTGTTCCGTTTCACCCAGGTCGAGCATCATCTGAAATCCCTGTGCCTGCTCGTAGATCGTCAGGTCATTCCGCTGCATATTCTCTTCAAGCATCGTTGATAACTGCTCTTTCCGGCTCATCCCCTCAACGATCCGGCAGGGCAGTTCCGTAATTCCGGCCAGCTGGGCTGCACCATGCCGCCGGTGGCCGATGATGGTCATATACTCTCCAGGCTGTCCTTCCAGGGGAATAACCGTCAGGTTCTGCATGACTCCGTTTTTCTTGAGCGATTCCGCAAGTTCCGACAGATCGCCCAGATTCTTCCGTGGGTTCTCCGGATGCGGATGTATGTGATCTATTCCAATATTTATGATTTCTTTGCGCTCCATTGTTTTATCCCTCCTCTAATTCTTCCTTAACATCAATCTCACTGTCATATTCACTTGATGTAATATCGTCTGCCACAATGCGCTCACCAATCTCATCGAACGCACAGGGTCTCATGTCGATTGCGTCCTCTATGTTTCGTGCGATATTCAGATAATTCACCCGGCCGTTGCATTTATACTTCTGAAGATTCATCAGCTGCTCGCCGAGACCCGACTTCATTTGCTGCTCCCATCGCTCCGGATGTGTCTGCCGTAATACCGACATGTGATTGTCCTTAAATGCTATATCGGTACAGCAGCCAACGCACCCGTTCCGCTTAATACGGCTCGTCTCGCCTTTGCAGTTCGTGTATTCCATGTCGTACAGGGACGTATATGGCACCTTAAAGCGGTATATGTATTCCCAGATATCTTCATCCCGCCAGATTCCCAGGGGAGAAACATGGTAGAACTCTGGCGCATGAGGCCGGTGGCTTTTGAAAATATACCCCCTGGTCGAAAATGATAACAGTCTGCTATGGCTCTCCGCTGCCATCAGTCCTTTCATGATCACATCGATCCCCATCTCCGCCTGCTTCCTTTCGGATGGTTCTTTCTTCAGGATCGAACAGCAGTGGTTCGAGGTCTTGACCTGGCGAATCAACTCATAATATTCCAGAGTCTCCTCTTTTTCTGATTCGGAATTCGAAAACCGTAGAAAGCAATCAATGTTGATTCTTTTTGCAGTTAGCTTCGAGGCGGCTTTCCCCAGGATCGGGTAACCGTACTGATCTACGCACCAATTAAAGGATTTCATAGTTCCTTCTTTCCAGACAAGCCCTCTGGCCCGGAAGTCTTCCCACATCTCTGGTGTTGCCTTCCGTTCAAGGGACAGGGTTGATTTTAATTTTCCATCCTTTTTCAGGACTTCATCAATTCGTCCCTCTGCAATCAGCCATTCCATGACTTCTTTCTGTGCCTCGTATTTCAGACCATCCTCTGTTAATCGATCCGGCAATACCTCGTGGAACTGTACGTTTTCGTTGCTCCATTCTTCACCTAACTTCCTTGCAAACTTCAAACTTTCCGGGAACTCTACGGTTGTATTGCCGAAAATAACACAGTACCTGACATCCGGAAAATATGTCCGGATCAGGTGCCAGAGAACCGTGGAATCCTTGCCTCCGCTAAATGCAACTCCAACGGCACTTTGGGATAATTCAAGACCTTGTCTGATAGCTTCTACCGCCTTCTCAATCTTGTAATCCAGCGGCTTTTTCTGTTCCTCAATAATCTCCTTGAAACTGTATATTACACTCATTTTTCGTACTCAGAGCAAATCCGGATTTATCGCTGGCCAGCAAACCTCTTACTCCTTTCCCTTTATTTGTTTAAAAATTTTTAATAAAATTCTGCCTCCCGCATTACTTGACGGTTTCATATGACCGCTTAACTTTGTCCCACTTAACCGGTACCGTTCTTCCGCAATCAATACAGACAATATCAAACAGATATTCGTCCATGTTAGTCAGATACTTGAACTGTCTACCGCAGTCGCAGCGCACCCACAGAGCAACCAGGTCTTTCAGCTCCGTTTCGTGACCACAGGAACAGCGGTGGGATTTGGTCGGTTCCTTTACACAGAATCCTCTTTCTTTTCCGCAGTTCTCACACCGAATATAAAGAAAACCTTTAAATCCCTGATTGGTATTATGTACTGCGGAGCTGACCGGTACCGGTGCATTCTCTGGCTTTTCAGTTCCCGGCAGGCTGTCTTCCGGGTTCGTATACTCCGGTTCCTGTTCCTCCGGATTTGCAACCGCCTCTGTCACTGCTTCAACCGTTTCGCTGTCCACCTTTACCGGCATCTGCATCTTTACCACTTTGACTGGCTCCATTCCAAGCAGCTGCGCAGCAAGCTCCTTAAACATATTCTTCGCCTGATGATCCGTCACTTCTACCGCAATTGCCGCTCCCGGCATTGTTAATCTGATTTTCATGATTTCTCCTTCCATTTGGCACGTACTCAAAATGTATGTGCAATCTCCTTTTCTACGTTGGCGGTCGGTGGTAATCGCCGGGTATTCGCCCCCGGTTCCTGGCACGCTCGATGATTTCGGTTGTCATCCGGTTGATTGCTTCTTCCAGCAGCGGATATTTCTTCTTTAGCACGACCGCCCAGGTATGCATCCGTTCCCATTCGGGTGAGCCCTCTTTTGGCTGCCGGTCCTTATACCGACACCAGAACTCGTTGTACACTTCTGCAAATCCATTTGACACCTGCTCATTTATCATAGGCTCTCCACCTTCACATAAATCCCCGGCAGTTCCGCCCAGTACTTTTCGATTACCTCGCTGGCAACCTGGGCGTCATCCTTCCAGAAGTGCAGCTCCGTCATTACGTCCTTGAGCATCTTGACCATGTTGTCAGTGTCGGGCCTGCTGATTTTATATTCGCCGTTGCAGTGATTTCCCGTCACGGGGAAGCACCACCAGGTAGTCAGCCGTACCGGTCCGGTGAATTTTTCTTCCGGAACATGTCGCCCCAGATGCGCCCGCAGCTTCTCGCGTACCACCTTCAACTCCTGCGGTTCATAGAATACCGGTTTCCCATTCACAACCCTGACCTGCTTCTCCTGATGCGTTTTGGTCGGCGGAATTATCGCCATAAAAAAATCAGTCACCATGATTTACTCCCTCACTTTTGTCTTAGCAGTTCCAGGCCCTCAACCATTAAATTCAAATCTTTAAGAAAAAAAATCATCAAAGATGTTATTTTGTTTCCTGCTTCGATACCGCTTGATTTTTTGTAGTGTCTGATCTATCCTCTCATCCTTCATCACTTCACCCCTTTAGAGTTTGAAATTGTTCGGAAATCATCTTTTAAGTCATTGTGAAGCGGGGAAGGAGTCGTCGTGCGTCAGCTTCCGCACGACTACTTTCCTCCGCAATGACACCGCAGGTGGAAACGGAAATACATACCCTTTAGGGTAGTGGTCATTTCCACCTCTCATTTCCCCTGGCAACAACCAAGGTCATTTCCGTTCATTTCCAGTTAGCCGGAAACGGAAATTATCAAGGTTACTTCCAGTATCATCAGAGGAAACCATCATGGTCATTTCCACTCTTTCTATATAAGAAACAACCAGCGTCATTTCCGTTCATTTCCATTGTTATCATTTTCTTTCTGATAGACAATTCCATTTTCATAATAGAAAGAATCACTTTTCTTAATTCGGTCCTTGACCCCTTTTTCGGTCATTCCGTTCCAATACTCTGCCAGTCCTTTTACGGTAACCTCCCCTTCAATTGACAGGGAAGCGTAGGCAATTTCCAGGGATGAGTTTATTTTTTCTCTGGCCGACTTTGCATTTCTCTTTCGTTTTTCAGTTGCCTTTTGCCAGAGCGGTTTGTTCTCCTCCGGCTGAATATCGCCCAGGACTCCACTCTGATCCAACGTGTGTACCGGATAATTAAACCACAGGTTCGCTGGCTGAAATTTCGGAAACTCCCGCAGTGTCCCTTCAATCCGCCAGGCCGTCACTGTCTTTACCCGGTTCTTAGCCGCCTCGATATTACGCTGCAGGGCTGCCCACTGCCATTTGTCCAGCTTATTCTCGCAATAGTTCCGCATCCGGCTGCTGCTGCACAAATCGTCCTGGGACAGGTCGTCTTCCCACTTGAAATGTGCATCCAGGTATTGCCTGCAGGCTGCACATACTGCCTTATTTTCTTCCTGCTTCATCAATTCATCGGTTGTCTCAAGTTCGATAAGGTCCAGGAGGGCATCAGGATCCCGGGCGAATACTCCGGAGCCGGAAGCACGGTCCATACTCTTTTTATTGCCCTGGCTGCCTTTGCTATGGTGATGGCAGTAGATCACTGCCACTCCCAACTCCGTACATACCCTATCAAACTGATTGCAGAAGTTGGCCATCTGATCCGCACTGTTTTCATCGCCGGTGATGACCTTATAAATCGGGTCGATTACAATAGCAATATAATTCTTCTTAGCCGCCCGGCGGATCAGCATTGGTGCCAGTTTATCCATTGGCCGGGATTTGCCTCTTAAGTTCCAGATATCGATGTTCTTTAAGTTCTCCGGCTGCCATTCCAGGGCGGCATACACATCCTTGAAACGGTGCAGGCAGCTGGCCCGGTCAAGTTCAAGGTTCACATACAATACCTTCCCCTGGCCGCATTGCCAGTTGATCCACTTCTTACCCTCTGCTATGGCAATGCACATTTCAATCTGAAGAAAAGACTTGCCTGCTTTCGATGGTCCGGCAATCAGCATCTTGTGTCCCTGCCGCAGAATTCCGTCAATTAAGGTCGGCGCCAGCTCCGGCAGATTATCCCAGACATCCTCCAGGCTTTCCGGATCCGGCAGGTCGTCCGTAATACTCTCAAACCATTCCTTCCATTCCGCCCAGCTTTCTTTTCCTATGTTAGTATCGACCAGGAACTGCTTCTGGCCGGCACGCATGACTCCAGGCATCCTGGAGAGCCTGGAGGGATTCCGGTTCTGCTGATCGACGGCTAATCCATTTTTCTTGCATATATCATACAGATAGTCAACCCGCTTCCGGTATTCCACCCAGTCCGCTGCGTCGACTCGGACAATCGCGTGCAGGCTCTTCTTTCCAGAATGCACCAGACAGGCAATGGGAAGCTCCAGCTCCCGGAGGATGGCATTCTGCTTCTCTACTTCCATGGAATCCGACTCAACCAGGGCATAGCGGAAGTCTGTCACATTGTCGTTCTTAATCCCCTGGCCATCCAGCGGGTTGAACCGGATCCAGGCCCCCACCTCCGGGTTATAATCGCCAAGAACCTTCCCAATATCTCCATCGCAGGCAGATAACTGCTCAATCAGTTGTCCGGCAGTACGATCGCAGCACCCTTTTGTAGGCATGTGCTTTCCGTCCTTTTCAAAGCTCTGGGTCACATAGCCGACATTCTCAGTGGAATCAAACAGAATTTCCAGATACTGAATCAACTCCCGTTCCGGATGCCATCTGGCCGGTTCTTCTATCTCTTTGCCTTCCACCCAGTTGCTGTCAATGATTGCCTCCGTTGATATGGGATCATTCCAGTCAAGAGCGATTCCCTGGTCATAGGGCGGTGTCCAGCCCCAGCCCCGTGCCATCTGTACGATCGTGCCGCCGGTTACGATTGTGCCGGCACCGGAGAAGCTGTTCCATTTCCGCGTGCACTCTCCGGGATGATAACGATGGGTATCTTTACTGCTCCAATCCTCCCATGCCGAAGGCTGGTACCCCTCTTCTTTTAAAGCCATGCCGACATTGACCCATTCCTGATAGGTGAGCTCGCACGGGTCTATGTAGTTCAATACCTCTAACAGGTCGTAGTGACTGCTCTTCACTTTCTAGTCTCCTTACTCTGGCTTATATTCCTGTGGATTAATGCCTGCCGGCGCGCCCCGCCAGCCGGCAGCGGCGATCCGGTCAATCATATGTTTCGCTGAATCAAAGCTCCAATTACCCACATGCTGGAACCCGTACTTCTCCAGACACCGAATCTGCTTTGGTGTCGTAAGACCTTCCTGCCTGCGTTTATCCAGTCGGTTCAGTATCATAGATGCCTTGCCTGCATTATCTATCTCATCCGGGCAGATACCAAGTTTCTCCAACGTCTTCTTTTGATGATCAGTAGGCGGTGACATCTCCCATCCAAACGACGGTACGTAACCGGACAGATCCTCCGCCTGAATACTCATTTCAAATTGCAGCGGATCAACCAGTGCTTTC